CTTTGTTATTAGTGCCTTTCAGCCAATAAATATATCGTGGAAGAACTCCGCCAATTAAGCGGACCGTGTTTTCGCCATCTTTGTATTCGTAAGATTCGACTTTGTTTGATTGTGCTTTACCTTTGGTGTTTTTAAAGCTAAGTGCCATTTTTATTTTTCCTCGTATTTGAAATGAATTTTGTTTTCTGTTATTTTTAGTAGCGGATTTGTTTTTATTGCGTTTAGGTCAATATCTGAATAGTAAGATAGGTCTAGATATGTATAACCGTAATGTTTATATATTGCGTATGTTCTACGCCCCGCTAAACGAATATATTGTGCTTTGTGAACAATATCTGTAGTGGTATCAGTAAATAAAGCTGCAGGGTTTATTAGAAAACTATTACCTTTTAAGTTAAAAATCGGTTTGATTTTACTGTATTTGTTTTTAGGAATAGATTTTCTAATAAAATGCAATCTTAAAGTTTCAACTAATTTTACGGAGTCACATTGTGTTGTGGACTCAAGCAATCCAAGGTTGAAGAAAAGGGTCATATACTGAAACTTAATAACTATTATACCATTTTAGATACCATTTGACAAGTGAAATTTTATCTACGCTAATACTTTCCAGCCTTTGCGTAAGTAAAGACCTAACCTATCTGTATTTTGCTTTTTATCGGCATAACCAGCAAATTGAATATCTACTATGATTGGGTCAAGTTTACCATCATGCATTCGCATAATACGACCAGCAATTTGTTCTAGTAAACTATCATTTGACATTGGGACTGCTAATATTACGCAACTAAGGATGTTGATTGAGATACCCTCTGAAAAGATTTGCCTGCTTCCAGCAATGCACATTTTTTCTTTGGCAAGGATTTGCTCTTTTGCTCTTTGTCGATCTTCAAAACTGGTTCCCCCAGTAACCAACAAACACGTGTCACCAACATACTCTTTTACCTTTTCTAAGAATTCTACTCGATCAGCAATAACTAAAACGCTGTGCCCTTCGGCAACGTGCATTTTAGCTATATCTGCAATAAATTGTCTGTATTTGTCATCTTGGGTAAGATCAGTGATCTTGTCTACCCAGGTTGCATTAGGTTTAAGTGTAATGCCACTTTTTACCATGTGAATGGTAGGAGGGATTGTATTCGACACTGGAGGCTTTAATACCTGCGAGCCGAAATAATCTTTGAATAGTATGTGTTTGCCGTCTTTCCGTTGCATCGTCCCTGACAAGGCAATACGATAACGGGCGTGGAAGGCGTCAATTGTTCCTGCAAATGTGGTTGCAGGACAGTGATGTGCTTCGTCCAAGATAACAGTCCCAAACTCTTTAGCCAGTTCTGTAGTATGTTTAACCAAGGTTTGGATATTGGCAACTGTGATAAAGTGGTCGTCGTGGTCAACTCGTCCACCACCAATAACTCCGCAGCCCGTCCCGAATAGTGTTCGGATTTCTTCACACCACTGGTCTCGTAAGGCAGCTGTATGTGTGATAACCAAGGTTTTCTGTTCGAACTTTCTAGCCAAATGTAGCGCAGTAAAGGTCTTACCCCAGCCAGGCAAGGCGTTGATAAAAACAGTATCGTTGACTTGATCGTAGATTGTTTGCTGATCGTCATATAGCTCAAACTTAGGGTCGGGAAAAGGTACTGGTATTAGAACTCGCTTATCAATAACTTCGTAGCCTTCAGGGATTAAATCTGTACGTCCTTGCGGAATAGATAAAATACCTTTGATTAACGACTTATAGTTCTTGATAGTTTCCACACTAGCAAACTTCTTTGATCCAGTATCTTTATGAATTTTATATGTAAGAGATTTAATTACGTGTTTAGTATGCTCAACACCAGGATTGTCGATGTAAATTCTATTGCTAATAATTGCTTTTGCCATTATACTAATCTCCACGTATCTTTTTGTGGATATTCGTAGTATCCGTAAAATAAATAGCTGTTATCCATATATAGAACCCCTGCATACTGGTGATGGCTTTCAGGCTGTATCATAGTTTTAAATCGGTGAGACACACCTTCAAGCTCTAATACACACCCTATACCATCCGCAGGTAAAACTTTAGTAATCTTCTTTGTTGTCAGTTTGGCGCGTGTAGTTTTTTTATGTTGAAAAACTTTTCCGTGGCTATCAATAAACCACGTAGTAGATTTTGCTAACTTAATAATATCTACAAGAAAATATACTGCTGAACTTATAGGAAACAACGTTACTTTACCTTGCAAAGCAAGTCTACGCAAACCTAAAGTTGGTTTATCTATAGACCTATCGTCTACGAACCTATAATTTGTTGTATGTTCAGCAGTATCTTTATCACTATATTCTGATTTGTAATATATTATGCCGTCTTCTTCAAAAGGTTGCTTTTCACCCAGCCTGAACACGGGAAATACGATCTCCTGTAACTTCATAGTAGCCTTCCCAGTCACCAAAGCTGTAATCATCGCCTACGTCTTGGTCAACACCAATAGGGCTATTAAGAATAGAACAACCCCAATCATGTTGTGTATTACGTTTTAAAACTTCGCAGTACTGGTCTACGTGTTCTTCTTTTACTAGTGCAACAATAGAGTCATGTACTAACATGAAGATTTTTGCATCGATGTTTTTTGCAACAACTTCGTTAGCAGTTCGCATTGCACCGAGTAAATTAACGTCGGAGGCAAGCGACTGTACTTCGGCATTGATTCCTGAGCGTACTTCATGTGCTGCAATGCCTTTATCTGAACTAAAGACGTTTGGTAAGCGACGTTTGCGACCGAAGAAAGAGTATGTGTATCCATTTTGTTCAATAAATGATTTGCGAGTATCTAACCAGTTTTTTAATTTACTAAATTTCTTGAAATAAGACTTAATATCGTCTCTGGCACGATCTACAGGATAGTCTTCGCCAGTAGCTTTTGATACAGTTTGCGATACTTTGTTAGCACCACTTCCATACAAAATACCAAAAGAAATAGCTTTAGCAGACTGACGCATAGCACCATACTTTTTCTTTACATCTTCAACTGGCCCAGGTAAATCAAATACCATTTTAGCAATAGTTGAGTGAAAGTCTCCGCCACTAGAGAACACTTCTTGCAAGTTCTTATCGCCACTTAACACAGCAGCATAATACATTTCTGCTGTGGTCAAATCTTGCGATACAATTTTGTAGCCTGCTGGAGCTTTGATGCAACCTTTGATAATAGGGTTGTCGCGAGGTATTTGCTGAGCGTTGAACTTGCCAGAACTACTAAGCCGACCGCTAGTAGTAAATATAAGATTAAAATTTGTACGAATACGACCATCACGATCAAGTTCTGGTAGAATCTTTGAAATATATGTGTTTTGGATTTTTCCAAGCTGTCGTACTTTCAAAATAGCTGCTGGAAGCGGATGCTCTTCCGATAATTGTTCTAAGACTTCGGCATCGGTTGAGACTGCACCTGTGGCGGTCTTTTTTCCAGTAGGTTTGAGACCAAGATAATCGAACAAAACGACACGGAGTTGCATAACACTGTTAGGATTAAAAATCTTACCAGTATCCTTCTCAAACTTTTTGACTTCTTCAAATCCATACACTACTTGTTTGGCTTTTTCAATTTCTTCATCAAGATACAAATTGGCAGCAGCCATACGTTCTTGACTAATAGGGATTCCTACTTCTTCCATGTCCATAAGGAACAGTGTTCCAGGAATCAGGATTGTTTCGTATACAAAGCGTAGCTTATCGTTCTTTTGTACAATAGGCCAGAACTTCATAAATAAGTCATAAGTTACGGCAGTATCAATACTAGCATAACGACTAATAGTATCAAATGGTATAAGGTCATAAGTAAAATCGTCTTGTAGGATACCATTTTGCGCACAGTAAGATTTCTTAAAATCATCCAGCTCTGAATCGTAGTCACCATAGTCGGTGTACTTAAGGGCCAAAGGTTTCAAACCATGACTATCAGTTTCATCTAATACATAGTGCATAACCATAGTATCATGAACTTTAGTACGATCAAATGTCAAACCTAGATGATAGGCCAGCATTTTGTAGTCAAACTTCATGTTATGGAATACAATAGTAAATGTGTTGCAAATCTTTTGCAATAACTCTACACATTCCTCATCCATGGCATCGCACAAGATATAGCGACCATGCTTAGATTTATAACTAATAGAAACACCAAGCACATACCCATCACGAGGATAGAGTCCTGTTGTTTCTGTATCCAGTGCTACATAGCCTTGAGCATTTGCAAGAACTTCTAGCAAAAATTCACGGGCTTCATCAGTGCGATCAATACCTTTGAAATCGCCTTCTGTAGCTGGACGCAGTGTGCCTTCCATGTACTTGTGAATACGATCACAGGCACGCTGAAAGTCTGGTTTACCTTCTGGCTTAAAAGCCAACATTGCAGGATTTGAAATAGCAATGAATTTGTCAGCAACTAATTGACCCGCCATATTGGTTACTGAAGTAATCTTAGCGTATTCTTTAGCTGCTTCTGCACCTACAAGAATAACATAATCATATGGCTCTAGGTCTACTTCTAAATCTACATCTTTTTTCAACAATTTAGTAATAGGCACAGAACTCATATGGTAGTGGTCAAAGTCAAAGTTAAAATACTCTTTGTACTTTGTACGATTAGGAGCCTTATCAATTAATGCAACTTTCATTTTAATACTTTCTTATAGCGTATTTGGCTATTATTTGGTTATATATTCGGCAATAGACTTTACTTCAAGCATATCAAGTTCGCCAGGATCTCTGTCATCTGGTAATTTAATAATTTCTACAATAAAGTTTTCTGCCTCAATTAAGGGTTTCAATGTTTTAGCGGCTTTATCGCCTGCTTCGTCACCATCAAACATTAAGTAAACGTGTGTAATACCTTGTGCTTTAAATGGCAATAGTTTTTGTTTTGTATCGTTTTGTAATGTGTTTGTACCAAAAGCACAAATAACATTTTCTAAACCTTTATCATAAAGATTTAGCATATCAAACACACCTTCTACAATTACCATTGACTGGTAGCCACTTGGTAAGTGTGATGGAAATACAGGCATTGTAACACCACTAGGGTAGTTAATATATCTTGGATTTCCGTTGCTGAGTGTATGTCGTGCAACAAATACTACAATTTTACCAGTAATGTCTTTGATAGGAAAAACAATTCGATCTACAAGTTTTTCTACTGTGTTAGTATAAAACGCACCAAAATGTTTTAGTGTTTGTGGACTCACTCCACGGAACTGCTTCAAGTAAGGAGTATGACCACTAGGTAGTTCAAGCCCCATGCCGCTTGTTTTTAGCTCATTCAATTTTTCCTTGAGTGCCGCAATTTTCATCGGTACAGGATTAGTAAAAACCCCATAATATTTGAATAAGTTAGTTTTAAAGCCGCAACTGAAGCAATGAGCAACACCAGTAACTTTGTCTACCCGAAAACTAGGATTGGAATCCTCGTGATCTGGGTTTAGGCATTTAATAAGGTAGTCGCGACCTGACACACTAAATGCTAGCCCATTTTTGTTGATTAGTTCTAGTACTGGATCACTCATTTTAATTCCATGGTAAGTCAGATGCTGTGTCGTCTTGTTTTAAATTTTGAGATTGTTCTTTTTTCCCAGCTTTCTTAACAACTTCCTTAGCGGCTGGTTTATCCACTGACTGTGGGCTAATGCGTAGGGTATCCCAGTCAATCGGGCACGTAAATGCCATTTCCTTGCCGCCACGAATCTTCGTGGTCTCAAAGGAGATTGCATTCGTTTCTTTATCGTGTGCCTCCATTGTGAGCGCAATATCTGCGGCGTCCAAGATACCCTTGGCGAAACGCGCCTCTCCATCCTTATCGATCTGGTAAGGAGATACCAATACGATTTCGTACTTCCGCGCCAAGTTTTTAAGCTTTTTCGAAATTTCAATTTGTGGTTTCCAATCGTATTGATCTGTGCCTTCTAGTACAATTTGGTTAATGTAGTCAACTACTGCCACTTTTAGCTTATCACCAAACTTTGCTTTGGCTTTGCCAATATGCAAATCGATACTGCTTAGTGTCAGGTCTCGGTCATCTACAATAATCATTTGATTATCTACTTTTAGACTATGGTTTCGTACTAGATGTTCTTCAAATTTAAATCTGTCACGATGACGCATAAAATCAGAAATTGTAGCATCAGCATCCTGGAACATACCTGCTCTAGCTTTTACTACTCTGAGAATTTCGTCATCTGTTAGTTTGTGTTGTTTTAGGTTTTGGAGATTAACATTAGCTAAAATTGCTAAGTTACGCTCCATAGTTTCTTGCGCAGTCATCTCAATAGAGAAATAAATACTACTGTTACCAGACTCATATTGATTAACAAAGATATTACTAGAAGTAATAGATTTTCCAGAACCCCTCTTACCCCCAATGAGTATGAGTTCCTGACGAGCAACCCCACCAAGAACAGCGTCAAAAGTGTTATTGAGCCCAAGATATACACGTTCTTTCTCCAAATCATCAGGATGCCGAAACATCATCATATCCGCCATAGTGAATACTTTTTCACTAGTGTGCGTTTTCTCTTCAATTGTTAGTGCTAAGCTAGCTAAGTTATCTTTTATTTCGTTTGAATCGTAAAGTGGTAGTTTGTCTACAAATTTGTCTAATAATTTTACCGTTTCATTTTGTGTATACTGATCGATTAGCGCATCTAGCGCAACCTCAGCTGAAACGTCAGGAACCTCGGTTAAACGGAGAGTTGCTAACGTCTTAGACGCTGGACCCTCCCTTAAGGTTAATTCGAGATCGTCAAATGACGGTACAGCGCTGTATTTCTCATAATACTTATTTATAGCACCGTACAAGGAAGAGTATGCAGCGTCTAGAAATACTAATTTGAGTTTGGCCCAGATATCTAGGTTGCGCTCACTTAGCAATTTATTTAAGACTACTGCTGATGTATCCAAGATTACCCTACTTTCGATTCGTTATCAATAATAACTTGGTCAATAATTTCTGTGACTTTATAGAGAACAGACTCTCTTAATTTTTTAATATCTTGTTGATAAGCAGTATCTTTGTCGTATAAGAGACTTAACTGCTCATGCGTAATTAGTTGTTGCAATCCAAAATAGATGTGATCGTATGCCATTGTTGATTCAGGCATAATTTCTATTTGTGCGGTCTTGCCGTAATTATGAACGGCTTGTTTGACAACTTCCTCTATTGTAAAGGAGTCGTTATCATGGTATGTAATTGTAACCTTCATCTTCGACTCGCTAAAGTAAAAAAGGTCGGGAGCTTTTTGAGAACTCCCGACCAATCGTGTCTATAAAACTAGATTAAGCAGCAGCTTTGGCTTCTGCTTTAGCTTTCTTTGCAGCACCGTCATAGTCAGCAACTTTAATGCCGCGACGTGTCAACAATGTGCGAAGACCGCGCTCTGTCTTATCCACTGCTTTAGCAATGTCAGCAACAGTCATAGTGCTGATTTTGTCGCCCAAGGCTGTAACTGGATCAAC